AGCGAATTAATACTACAGGTTTACTGGACACCATTAACCATTGCTGATAGAGATGCGATAAATGATACATTAGTAATGAGTAATAGAGCACAGAATGAAACAAGCATGGATTTCGCTCTTCAAGTAATTATTAATAAAGCAGAAGATGAAAACGGTCAGAAATTGTTTAGTGAGGGAGATAGGGCAAGTTTACGGAGAGAAATACCATTAGGAGTTCTACTTGAGCTTATGACTAAGATGCAGGAGTTGGGAGAGGAGGCTACCCCTGATGCCGTAAAAAGCCCAGATGAGTAAGGACCATTATCTGTATTTTCAATTTCTGATAGCGGAATCCCTAGGAATGACGGTCGAGTATTTAAGGAACAATATGACTTTAGAGGAAGTATATGGTTGGAACGCATATTTCAGTCTCAAGAATGAGAGAGAGAAAAAAGCCTACGAAGATGCACAAAAGAAAGCTCAATATCGTAAGGTACGCTAAACTAAAAGCAATGTTTTATCTAAATTAGTGGCTGGCTCTAATTACGAAGTAAATATAAAGCTGAATGTTAGAAGTATTAACCAGCAGTTAAATAATCTTGAGCGAAGAATAAAGAAGTTAAATGATATTGCAATGGGTCAAAAGGGTGTAGGAAAAGCAGCCCTAAAAACAGAAAGAGATAAGTTAGCTTTAGCAACCAAGACTTTTAGGCGAGAGCAACAAATAACAAAAGAGAAAGCAAAACAAAATAAGTTAGAGAATAATACATTAAAAGTAAAGAAAACACCTATACCAAAGCACTCAAACTTACCGTTAGGGCCAAGTTCTCCCTTAAATATAACTAATCAAGGTAGTTTACTTCCAGGAAAAAGCACAGTTCCAGGTAAAGCAGCAGGAGGAAGTGGTGTTTTATCGGGGGCTTTAATAAGTGGTGCATTTCCTCTGTTATTTGGACAAGGACCAGTTGGGGCATTAGCTGGATTTGGTGGTGGATTGATTGGAGGTAAGCTAGGCGGTCAAACTGGTGGGTTTGCTGGAGGTCTTGTAGCAACTGCTCTTTTAACTCAATTGACAACAGCATTTAATAGTGTAAGTGAATTAGGGAAAGCGTTTGATTCTTTAAACCCAAATATAAAAATGCTTACAACTTCTTTAGGTCTTGCTGGATCAGTGAGAGAAAAAGAAATTGAACTTATTGCAAAACAAGAGGGTAAGCAGGTTGCTTTAGCTTTAGCCACAGAAAAAATGAATAAGGCTATCGGAGAAAGAGGAGTAAAGAATCTAACTGAATTTGCTGAAGCAAGTAGGCTTATGGGCAATCAATTTAAGTTAGCGATGACCAAAATGCAAGCAGCTTTGGCTCCTTTCTTTAAATTTTTTGCAAATGTCACTGGAGCATCTGAAAATGAAAGTAAAAGATTAGCTAAATTAGGTGGATCGGAAACTGATACACAGTTATTAGCTCTAAAAGCGGAAAGGGCTGTATTAAAGGAAACTAGTGTACGAGGTGCTCAAGCAAATAAAAGAAAATCAAGGGAGTTAGGTGCTTTAGATAGGCAAATAGCGGAGAGAGAGGAGGTACTAGCTAAAGAAGGTAAAGATAAGGAATTAAATGATCTAAGAATAAGGCAATACGATGAGATAACAGGGTCGGTAGAAAAGCAGAATCAATTCCTTAATGAATCATTAACTATGGGCAGTAGAAAAGCAGAAATAGAACAGAAACTTAGAGAGTTTGATCGAAAAGCTCTTGAGTTTGATAAAGAGATAGACCAAGAAGAAAGAAAACAATTTGCGAACGCTTTACGTTTGCAGGAAGAGCTTCAAAGAGTTAATACTCTTTATCAGGGAATAGCAGATACAATTCAATCAGGTCTGGTAGACGCCATAGATGGGGCCATAATGGGAACAATGAGTTTAGGTGAGGTTGCAAACAGTGTATTTGGGTCTATTAGAAGGCAACTAATAGATTTTGGAGCGACTTCTCTACTTAGAGCAATTCCAGGTATAGGAGGGTTCTTTGCTGATGGGGGTGTCACTAAACCTAATAAATCTTATATTGTCGGAGAGCGTGGACCAGAATTATTTACACCAGGAGTTACGGGCAGAGTTACCCCCAATAATGAGCTAGGTAGTTCAACAAATGTAGTTGTAAATGTAGATGCTTCTGGATCTTCTATTGAAGGAGATGAACAAAGGGGTAGGGAACTTGGACTCGCTATATCAGCAGCAGTACAATCTGAGATAGTACAACAAAAAAGACCTGGAGGTTTACTTGCATAATGGCTACTTTTCCTTCGATTAACCCAAGATACGGACAACAAAAAAGATCCGCACCAAAAACTAGGATAGTGCGTTTTGCTGATGGGTATGAACACAGAATTTTATTTGGATTAGCAGAACATCAAAATCCAAAAATATTTAATTTTACTTTTGAAGTATCAGAGTCAGATGCAGATACAATAGAAACTTTTCTTGATGCAAGAGCAAATGATAGTGCTAGCTTTACTTTTACACCACCTGGAGAAGCAAGTTCTTCTCAGTTTGTCTGTGAAGCATGGAGTAAATCAATACCATATTTAAACAGAGCTACGATACAGGCTACGTTCAGAGAGGTGTTTGAACCATGAGTACTGGTCCTGTTTTCAGTGAAGTTCAGAAGATAAATCCTTCAGCAATAATTGAACTTTTCGTATTACAGCTAGACACAGCATTACATGGTGCGAATACTATTTATAGATTTCATGCAGGATCAAATTTAAATGCAAATGGTGAAATAGTTTTTGCAGGTAATTCATATCTTAGATTTCCTATTGAAGCTACAGGTTTTGCATATCAACGTGGTCAACTTCCAAGACCAAAGGTAACTATAAGTAATGCAACAGGATTGATTTCATCTATCTTGGTCAGTGTTAATCAGGTAACAGCAGGTAATGATCTTACTGGTGCTACTTTTACAAGAATAAGAACAATGGCTAGATTTTTAGATGCTGTTAACTTTCCAGGTAATACTAATCCACTAGGCACACCTGATCCTACAGCAGAGTTTAAACGTCAGATATTTATTGTGGATCGTAAGTCAGCAGAGAATAGAGAAGTTGTAGAGTTTGAGTTAGCTGCATCTACTGATATGGCAGGAGTACGAGCACCTAAAAG